TTAGGCGCGCCCCGCAACCCCATAAGTCACATAGATCTGACCATACAGCGCGCCAAACTCCTCCTCGCTGAACGGGTAGCTAAGATCAAATCCGGGAAACTGGATCGAACGGAAGGCGATGCTCTTGCCGGACAGGGCCGCCCTGAGGTGAGGTTCTCCCTCGAACGCCGTAATAGCCAACTCAACCAACTCTTCCGCGTCATATGGGGCAATCGCGCAGTAGATGGCTGCGCATGCGACCCCGATAACCCGCCCTCTCTCGTCCTTCTCGAGAGCGACAACTGCTCCCGTGGCGTTGGGGAATGACTTTATGGCGAGGTAAGCGTCGTCGATGCCAGTCAACGGGTAGATCGTGACCGTCTCGCCATTCCATCCTGACCATACTGCTTGACTTAGGAGGACCATTTGGACTGCCATTTGATGCCCTTTTTCTTTGGGATGTTAGTGGCTGTGGTGGGATTCGGGAGTCAGGAGTTGTGATGGGTTTTAATGACACATGATCTCTGTTTAAGGGGGGCCGTCCGCGCAATAATCTCGCTTTAACCTAGCGGGAGTCGTGGAATGATCTGGGGTTGGTTTAAGAAAAAGCCTGCAAAAGAGGAAAAGCCGGAGCGCGTGTATACACCTCCTCTCTCCCGAGGATTGAGCGCCGATGCGGAAGCTTTAACCATCAAGGCGAACCGGGATTGGTTTACGGCAGACATAGAGGAGGCTGTGCGCGAGCAGATTGACGCACTCCAAGAGGTTCCCGAGAGCGAGCGTGGCTTTATTATGGATCAGGCCAAACAGTCATTTTCTTCCGGTGGCGACTTGGGCCGGTTTAGCTGGGCGTTACGCGAAATCGGCATTGAGCGCCGCCGAGCGGCAGAAATAGCGCATGACATAAACGGTCGCGTCACAGCACTCATTAACAGGGCGAGGCAAATAGAAACCGGGATTTATGCGGCGGAATGGATGCACTCTGGAGCACCATGCTTCTTTCCTTTCGGGGAGAGCAAAAGACGCGCGGCGCGGAGCGGCCTGCATGAGAAGGCCGATGGGAAGCGTTATGATGTGAGAAAGGGCCTAAAGATAGGCAGCAAGTGGACTCACCCCGGAATGGAACCGGGATGTAAATGCGTGTCGAGGATAATCTTGAAGGGGTTTAACGATAAATAAAGGAGCGAGGGGAGGGTTAAAATCTATGCGCCACCACAAGAATGCTCTGAATCGGGCAAAGTCCATGACTTTCTAGTTCTCAGGTTGGTGGCCTTGTAAATCTTCCCCCGATCGTCTCCAGCGGGGCAGTCCTCTGGAACGGACACCAAGCACACTTTGACCTTGTCGCCCGCAACTGACGCATCGACATTAGGTATCTGACTATAAGAAACCTGGTATCCACCGTTCACAAAGGAAACGGCGGACCCAGAGCCTTTGATTGGGCCGTCGGTAGCCTCAAGGCGTGTGCCAACTGATTGAATTTTTGTGAAAACGCACGAACCAACGCGCTTTGGTAGCGCTGCTGTCTCAGCTTCTTGCGTTCCGGGCGACTCTCCAGTGATGGCCGGGCTTTTGTGGGTGTCGTCGGGCTTGGGAAACATCCATCCATATGCGGCCACGCCTACGACAGCGATAATCCCGAAGGAGGTTAACTTCTCCTGCATTTTTCGTTTTTGATAATATGCCCGGTTATATGCGGCTTTCTTGTAATCTTTTGCCCAAAAAGGCTTTTTTCTTCTGCCCATCGTAATCCCTCTCTCTTAAATTAGGGGCACGATAGCCGTACGGGGTGGGGTTGGGGAGTCAGGGCTAGAAGGGGATTTCGTCGTCTAGATCTGGATGAGATCTTTTTTCTTTAGAGGTTGGCTGCATGCCCCAACTGTCTTTGTGGAGGCCTGCGCCTTCAAGTAGCTGTTCCATCACCTGCCTTACGGCGCATCTGTCAGATGTTTTCGTCTCGCGCCACAATTCGATGAGCTTAGGCATTGCGGGCCAAAGTACTTCGATATTTTGACGGCGCAAACACGATAAATCAGGTGATACAGCGAAAAAATTCCAATGCGTCTTTACAAAGTCAAGCATTTCCTCCTCTTCAAAAGAAGGATGAGTTCTCTGGTCTAGTGCAAGGTTTATGGCGCGGATACCGTCATTTACATCCCAATAAGAGAGCCAGTTCGCTTCAATATTGTGATTGTCATCTTCAATGTAGGATCTGTCGGCAGCTTCCAAAACTGCGCGCTCAATAACTTTTGTGATGGTCTGCCCTCGCAGGCGTGCCACGAATTCCAAGGCAAAGCGCATTTTAGGGTCAAGCCGAATGGTTAGGCTTTCCGACTTCTGTGGTCGTTTACGTTTGCGCTCAGTTGTCATTCCGAATCTCCAATATTGATTGAAAATTACACGCACTGAAAAATCATTGCAAATTATGCTTGCACTAAGAATGAGAATCGTGGAATAAAAGCACTGCACAATATGTGCGAGAACATTAAGGAAAGTGCGAAGATGTCTAAATATGTGCCTTCACGAGAGAGGGCATTCGATATTTACAAAGAGGCTAGGCAAAAAGAGCCGAAAACTCGCCTAGTCACAGTTCTCCCCACAGCGGAGATTGAGGCTATTGATGAATGGGGAGTCCCAAACGGAATGGAGAGCCGAACCGCTACCATTCGTTATTTGCTCAAGTTTGCACTCGAACAAAAGAAAGCAGCAGGCCCTAACGCCAATCAGACGCCTGCTGCTTCTAAACAGTGAATAAGGAAAACACTGATATGAATTCTATTATCACAACTACCGCCAGCAATTCCACACTTACTATGTCCAGCCGCGAAATTGCGAAGCTGACCGGAAGCACGCATGATAACGTTTTAAAGACTATTCGCGGCCTAATCAAAAAGGGTGTCGTTTCTGGAAACGAGACCCCTTATATCCATCCTCAGAATGGGCAGACTTATAAGGAATTCCATTTAGACTACCGGAATACGATGGTTGTCACATCTGGTTACAGCGTTGAGCTGCGTGCTAAGATCATTGACCGCTGGATAGAACTGGAAACAAAGACCACTATCCAGATTACGGATAGTGGGAATCTCAACGCCACCCCAAAACCCAAACGCCCTCGCAAGCCGCCGATGCTTGCAACATTCAAAACTGGCTACGGCATCGCCAAGGAACTTGGATTGGATGATAATCAGGCGGCATCACATGCAGGCCGGTATTGCTTGAATAAGTGCGGCGAAAACCCACTGCCAGCCCTTGGCTTGGACAGCCGCCCTACGCCAACCGAGGCAAATTACTACACCGTGACAGAACTCGGTAAGGAGATTGGCTTAAGCGGGCAAGCCATGAACAAGCTGCTTATTGAGCAAGGGTATCAGGCGAAAGTGTCCGGAGGCAGTTCATCCGCAGCTTATGAGCCAACGGAAAAGGGGAAACCTCATGCGCGGATATTTGATGAGGTGCGTAAAGGAGGGCGTGGCTCGCAGCAGGCTTTGAAATGGAAGCATGTAATTGTGAGCCTCCTTCATCCTTTTACGAAAACACCAGCGTAAGCGCCGTAACGGCCAGCCACCCTTTCGGGGGTGGCAACGCTGGTGTGAGAATGAGCGATGCGGAAATTGAAATGTATCTTCTAAGGGCGCGATTATCACTTCCAGATGAAAACGGGCGCTATCAGGTGCCAAGAGAAGGCAGGAAAAGGAACATTCTGAATGTGGGTAAGGCTGTTGCCCAACTCTGGCACGATCTTGAGGAAGAGGAGCGGGTTGGTGTGGGGCAGAAAGCTTTGGCTTGAGGGGCCCCTTCCTTCAATCCTCTACAAATCCTCCTCTCGTTAAATGTCGGGGGGAGGATAGCGAGGTTTGGGCGGAGGGGAGGGTTATTCTTCGGAAGAGTTTTCCTATTTTTTACATAGATATGAAAGTATTTTTTCACACAGAATAACCATATATTCGTTTTCTAAATGCTTTCCGATAATACATAGAAAAACAATTTCTATAAAAAATATAAGCGTAAAAACTGGGGCTGAATTAATTAGAGATTTATATGAAAATAAATCAGCGACCAAGATGAGAGAAATTATCCAGATAAGCCGTTCAGTTTTTCTATTTTTTTCTAATTTTTCAATTTTCTCCTCAAGCTCAGCAGTCGCGTCATATGCTTTTGAGGCCCCGGCTTTTTGTGCCGGGACCGAAAAAACATTCGGATAAGTATTGAGCTGAGGTTTGGTTTTAGACTGCGTTTTGCGTCGTCTGCGCGGCGCGGGCCCGGTACTCATCCAGAATATCCTTGTTGGGAATGTCTATACCGAGGCGTCCGGGGATGTAGTTTTTAGCCCAAGCGCCATCTTCCCAATGAGTGATGGCAACCAATTCACCAGGCGTTTTGGTGATAAGCACATCAATATATTTATTGAGTGATCTAATTACGGTTGCGTCCTCAAGGGCTGGGGCGCGCTGGAATACATCACGGATCGGGTCGCGACCAAATATCGAAACCCGACGATATACCTTTGGTTGAACGGGGCCATAATCCCAAGCCTCAAAGCTGCCATCAATTAATGGTTGCCCGTTGTGTTCGCCCATGAAAGCCATGTGCGCGAGGTACAATATTTTTTGGAGCTTGAGATTGGTGACATTCCAGTTTCCGCGCTCGCAAATGTGTCGGGCCACAGAAAATGAGTTAACGCTCATACTTGCCTCCCTTTCACGAGCAAACTGTTAGGCGAAAAAAGTCTTTGCCTTTGACATGTATCTAATCATGAATTCAGGTCGGCGCAACGCAATTGGGCTCACTCTTTTGTGGATTTCTTTACGCTCTTTGAAATCAAAGGATTAAATTTTGCGGAAAAATTGAACAGTATGGCTCAAGGGAGGGCTGGGGAGGCTCGGCTACGGCGGTATTTAAGGTAAAATTCATGAGACTAGGAAATTATGATGATTCATAATTTGATATTTTTATTAATTTACCAAGGTTTGTGTTGCTGTATCTGTATGATTTTAAACATTATTTTTTAATTAATAAATGAATTAAAATAGTAACAAATGATTTATTTGTTTTTTGCTGTATATGATTCCTCTTGCTTGTCTGTTTATAAAAAGACCTACAAATGTTGTGATTGAAATAACCGATATTGAGATAATGTTACATCTTCCGCAGCTACCTGTATTGGATCATCATTTGCCATTCCCCGCTCTAGTAGTTGCTAGGGCGGCGGGAGATGTTAATTCTCCTATGGATGCTTCCAATCAGTTTTTGCGTGACTTAGATGATTGCTGTAACCGTGTTACAAGCTGGATAGGTCACGTTGAGGCTAGCCGGTATAATTTTTTAATGAAGCTTACACGCCTTGAGGCATCAGGCTCCCTTTCAAATGCTAGTGGCTCTCCTTTATTATCAGAACTCAAGGCTATAGTTTCAGATATTCGATTAGAATTTAAGCGGCAAAAAGCATCGGCCAATAAAAGTTTGGAAAGTGTCAATAAGTGTTTGGATATTATAAAACGAGATAAGCCGCCAAAAACATCTATAATTTTTTCTAGGGCGGACTTGTACAAAAGAATTGTAAAAGATTCTTTAGACTCGACGGAAGATTTCATAGATCTTGTTGAAAGAGTAATACGAAGAACTCAACAGAAACATCAAGAGTCATCAATGAATAGGGCTGTTTCTGTGTATGAAGAAGCTATAAAGCATGTTTTTCATGAGCGGCCTACTTTAAAAACATTCACAACCGTTGACCCATGCGATACAGCAGTTTGGTTTCAAATTCCTATAGAGCGGGCGACACGTCGTGATTTGGAGAGAAGAGAAGCGTTAGAGAACGACTTGTTTTCTCGGGTTGCTGCTACTGACCCTGCATTGGTGGGGGCAATCGGTATTAAATATGTTAATAAAATATAGTAATTGAGAAAAACATGGATTGCGTAGGTTTTTTTAATAGTGCTCACAAGCAACTAGAGCAATTTTCAGATGATCTTCAAGAGAGTGATGTGCGTTCTATAGTGCATATGGCTTACTATTACGTTTATCATTTATGCATTGAGAAATTAGGGGAAAAAGCGTTTGGTCGGGATAGCCTCAAACATTCTGATGTCGAAAGCAGGCTGAGGTCATACAAGGGGCTTGATCCAGTCATTCAAGACGCGAAAAGGTATTTTACTAGTTTAAAAGCGTTAAGGGTGTTGGCAGATTATAAGTTAGAATATCAGCTAACGGCTGACGAAGCGGAGGATGCTGTTGAATGGGCGCAAAAATTAAGAATTACAGCTCTTAAAGAATTAAAAAATGCATCTTAGCATTTGTAAGGCTAATGTTGATTAATGAAATGTTACTTTGCAAGTTTAGCTTTTTTTGCGCGCTACTTAATTCTCATAACTCCTCTATTGTCTCTCTCAGCTTGCTCTCATCCGGGCACCCCGTACGGGCGTGATTGGGGGGAAACGGACGCACACTGCATGCGTCGGGTAATGAGCGCCCCGAACGCACGTGGGCAGTTTAGTTTTGATATGGCGGCAAGCGTGTGTGGGCGCATTGAAAACCTTGCTACGCATTCTGTATTCACGGCTAAATCTTTGCCGTTGGATTTGCGATCTGCTCCAGAATTGCAGCAGATGGCGGAAAATCCCGACATTAATGTGAAGCACAGAGCGTTCGTGCCGCGTAATTCTACGCAGCCGTTGCAGACGTGGCCGGTGTTTTCAAATCAGGGTGTTGTGCAATAGGGCTTGTACCCGCATGCGGGTTATGCCATATATCGGTATATCGTCGTCTGTTTTGTATCAAGCCGCTCCCATATGGAGCGGCTTTTTTTGTTAGCGCTATGGTCAGCTTGCTCAGCATTGAAAACGTCATTGGCTCTATAGGGCGTTACGGGACAACTGCGCCTGTTACTCTGGGTAGTGTGCCGCTGTATGGTATGGAAATTCCAGATGTTCTGACCAATGGTGGTCAACAAAGGCTTGAAGTGCATTGGTTGCCCGGCGGTACCAAGATTGTTGACCGACTAGGCAACGACCCGGCGCGGTTCTCATGGAATGCGCGCTTCACGGGCCCGAATGCGCTGGCACGCGCACAACTTCTCGCGCAGATGCGTGATGCGGGACAGCCGGTTCCATTTACGGGCCCAGGCATCAATGAAACGGTTATTATTGCTGAATATGCCTTTGATTATTCGCTTAAGGGCGCGATCATTCCGTATCGCATTCAGCTAGAGCGCCAGTCTACTTCTGCTGCATCTACCAGCACATCAACATCTGCACTTTCATCGCTGATCGGAGATGACGCGGCTAGTGCGTTTTCTGATGTGACGAGCGCAATCAGTGATGGCGCACAAACTCTTTCCAATATTTCTGCGCAAGGGCAGGCTGTTATCGGTCAGGCAATCCCGTTGGCAAATATGGTTGGCGCGGGCAGTGCTTTGGCATCCGTTAGTGATCAGTTGACTATGGTGCAGGGGCTATCGGGCGCGGGTATCAATCTGGCCTCTGCGCCCGATAATGTGGCGTCAATCGTGACAGGCTTAAAATCTACTGGTGCCAGCTTTTTGACCACCATTTCGCAATCTGGGGCGAATATTTCGGGAATTTCTATCCAGAATGGCCCTAGTCTTTCAGTGCTTACGGCCAATGCAGGCTTGCAAAGTTCTGCTGTTGATAGTGGAGCTTTGGTTAACCGCGGCTATGCTAACACTTTAACCGCTGGAGACAGTAGCGGAAACTGGCAACTTGTATCGGCAGCGGTGTAGATGGCGAATACTATTAAAGTAAGCGCGGCAGATGGCACTTTATACCACGTGGCCTGCCGCGAACTGGGAGATGCCACGCAATGGTGGCGGATTGCGCAATTGAACGGGCTAATTGATCCTGATCTTTCGCCTTTCACCATGCCTGTAACGCTCACGCTGCCTACACCTGATCAGACCCAGAATGCGGGCATTCCTGATTATACATCATGAGCAACATTACACAGGCGGTAACCGTTGTTGGTTCTAGTGCTGCTAATTGGTGCCGCGCGCCTCGTTGTAGGGTTCTGATTGACGGAAAATCCCGACAGGAAACACAGGCAAAACAGTTCTCCCTGATGAGAACACGATATTCTCGTGCGGACACTCTTACGCTGACATTTGCTGTGGACCGTCAGTTTTTGGCTTCAGCCAGAACGGGCGGTGTCGCCGGATGGTTTGATCAAGCGGGTGTGGCGAACGGCAAACCGGGGCCTGAAATCGATATTACACTGCAAATGCAGGACGCTGCTCTAGGTGGCGCGCAATGGGCGACGGTGTTTCAGGGAATGGTGACAACGGTTTCTTATGAACCGCTTATAGCTACGCTTGATATTGAATGTCGGGATTATCTAGCGCGGCTTTTGGACATGCGCGTTCTGGATGCATGGATGAACATGACGGGGCCGGAAATTATCAAGGATATGGCTTCTCGTGCAGGCCTAACGGCTGATGTGTCAATCTTTGGCAGTATGCAGGGGCAGTTTCGGCAGACAGAACACAAGCGTCATTCTGGGGTGAGTGGTAATCGCTTCCGCAGTGCTTTTGATCTAGCCCGGTATATCGCCAATAGTTCACAGGCTGATCTATATGTAGATGGCACGATGCTTGTGTGCAGACCGATGCTTTCGCCTTCGTCTGACGGTGCCGTTGTTCATAAATTGGCTTATGTAGATAGAAGTTCCAATGCTGCCATTCAGGCCGGATGCGGGAACCTTACTCTCAGGCGCGACTACCAGATTGCTAAGGGCGTGATGGTGCATGTTTTGTCTTGGGACAGTCGGCAGCGTACGAAGGTGGAATGGTATTTCGGCCCTGATGGAGGATCTGCCCGTAAGGCATCGGAATCTGGGAACCTGCATAGTTTCCAGTTTCCGGGGTTGCGTATGGATGAAGTGCAGGCCCGCGCTGAGCAGCTTTACCATGAAATTATCGCGCATGAGCGTGTGATTTCTTACGAAGCGCCGGGAATTATCGCCTTAGAGCCTCGGCAGTTCATGTCTCTGACTGGTACAAATTCCACATGGGATGGAACGCATGCCGTGGATGCAGTGACAACATCGTACGGTGAGGGCGCAGGCTTTCGGCAAAATGTGACATTGCGCAACCGCGATGTAACGCAGGACGAGACGCAGGAATATGATTGATAGAAGGCCAATGGCGTTTGCTGCTGGGGGTACTTATGGGCAGCAAGAAAACGGTCTGATCTCAGCGGTTGACCCGGTTACATATGACGTAAAGGTCAAGGTGATGCCAGGGGGCGTAGAAACGGGTTGGCTGCCGTTTGCCGCTGTGCAGGTCGGAGACTTGTGTATTTCGTGCCCGCCGAATGTGGGCGCACAGGTGCATTTGCTGCCGGTTTGCGGCGACCCTGAACATTCTGTTGTGGCCGCGCCTGTATTCTGCACTGTGATGTCGCCACCAGTATCGCCAGCGACAGGAAAGGTGGCTCAGCCGGGGGAATATCTCCTGATGGCTGGATGTGGCGCGCCACCTGTGGATGAAACTAGCCGTGAAAGAGGAGAGGCGGCATCTGCTGCTCCGTGGATGCACATCACGCGGGATGCACTCTATTCTGGAGCGGGGGATGTCACGACAGCCACCATTCAGGATGGTCGGCACCAATGGAAAGTTGGTGGGGTTACAGCCACGCTGTCTGCTTCCGGCTTTGATGTATCTGGTGGGAATATGACCACTGATCAGGATGTCAAAGCGGGCAATATCAGCCTGACCGGGCACGTCCACAGCAATGGCAATAAAGGCGAGAATACTGAGGGGCCAATTGGATGAGTTGCCTTTCCCACGAATGGGGTGGTGATCTACAAGTTGACGCTTCTGGAGCGCTTGTAATTTCCAGCAACCATGATGGCGTGCGGCAACGCTTGCTTAGGCGACTTATGACGCCACAGATGGGATATATCTGGCAGCCTGAGTATGGCGCCGGGTTACCCCAAAAGATCGGCCAGATCATCACGGAAGAAGAGCTTTATGCACTCATCCGCTCTCAATGCGCCTTAGAAGTGGGAATTGATCAAACGCAGCCTGTGACTGTGACTCTGACTGATAATGGCGATGGCGGATTTTCCTGCCTGATTTCTTACACAGACGCGCAAACAAACAGCGTGCAGGCTCTAACGCTGACCTGACGGAAACTTCATGTCACTTCCTTTAAGAACGTATGCTGCACTTGTCGCTCAGTCAGTGGCGGCGGCGCAGGGTGCGTGCGGCACGTTGCTGGATATGGCTGTGGGCACGCCGCTGCGCGCAATTATGGAATCTGTGTCGGGCACGGGTCTGTGGTTGCAATATATCGCATTGCTTATTCTGTCCCGCTCGCGGTTAGCCACATCAAGCGGCGCGGATGCAGACAGTTGGGTGGCTGATTTCGGTATGTCCCGTATGCCGGGGACGGCTGCTACAGGCGAGGTGACGCTGACTTCATTTCAGCCAGATCAGCAGTCTGCATCAGTGGCAGTTGGGGTTCTTGTTCGTACTGTTGCGGGTGTAAATTATGCTGTGACGGAAGATACAAGCAATTCTGCATGGTCTGCCGCAACTGGTGCTTATGTGCGGCCAGCGGGAACGGGATCTATTACTGTGCCCGTTGAATGTCAGGCTTCTGGCTCAACTGGCAATGTTGCCGCAGGCGCCATCTGCCTTCTTGGAACTAGCATTGCCGGTATTGATACCGTGACGAATGCAGTAGCGCTTGTGAATGGCTCCGATGGAGAGACAGACGCGCAGTTAAGGGCTCGTTTTCCTGATTGGCTGGCGGCAAAATCTACAGCCAGTAATCCGGCTATTGAAAATGCTATTGCGGGTGTACAGACCAATCTCACTTATGAGATTATTAACTGCGCAGCACCAGATGATACATTCCGCCCAGGATACTTTACGGTTGTTGTAGACGATGGCACGGGCGCGCCATCTACTGATCTTTTGGCATCTGTGTATACAGCGATTGATGCTGTTAAAGCGGAGGGTGTCGGGTTTGCTGTTATCGGGCCCATTGAACTTCGGGCAACAGTCAGTATGACGGTAACCGTGGCTGCGGGAACAGATACAGCTACGGTTCAAACTAATATTCAGAACGCAATTACGACCGACATTGATGCCCAGAAAGTGGGGGCGGGTTACGCATACAGTCGTCTTCCTGTGGTAGCTTACAACAATGCCGGGGTGGATATTGTTTCCATCACGAATGTGCTGTTGAACGGCGCACAATCAGACCTATCTGCCGCCACAAAACAGGTGATCCGGGCAGGTTCTGTTGCGGTGACGGTTGTTGAGGCGGGAAGCTGATGGCTACGGGAGATCAAAATGATTTTGCCCGCCGTGTTCGGCAACTCCTTCCATTCGGCTGGTTCCCAAATCCTCCAGCAGCAAACCAGAGTGAAAAAGCGCCTGTTCTGAATGGTGTTTTGCAGGGCATCGGGAATATTCTGTCGTGGGTTTATGACCTGTTCGGGCAGGTTAACATTCAGATGCGTCTGGCCACGGCCACAGGCTCTTTTCTGGATCTAATTGCCTACGATTTCTTTGGCGATGCGTTGCCGAGAGCTTCTGGAGAGGCAGATGCGGCTTATAGAAAGCGCATCCGAGAGGCTCTTGTCGCCCAGAAAAACACCCGCACAGCCATTACGGAGGCATTGCAGGATCTGACGGGGCAAACGCCTGTCGTGGCTGAGCCCACGAGTGCCAGTGATTGTAAGGGACTTGGTTCAACACCAACGCCAGCCGCCGGCGGTGGCTACGGGTATGGTGTGGCAGGCCTGTATTACGGTGGCCTGAATGGAGGCCAGTTTTTCGTGACGACAAAGCAGGGCAATGCAGCGTCCGTGGCGGCGATTTATGCCGCAATCAATAATGTGCGCGCCGAAGGTGTTACGGCGTGGGTGAAGGTTGAAAACTGATGCAGCGCAGGATTGTTTATCAAGGGCAGATTCCGCTTGATGCAGATTTGTTGTGGGGTGAACGCAATCTGAAAACTGCATTGGGGCAGGCGTTAAATCTTCTTTATGGAGATTTTTCTACAGTTTCTGCGGCTTTCGGTTTTGCTGTTACGCCATCTGCTTCTGCGCTGACCATTGCTGTAGGCTCTGGTGTCGTGGCATCATCTGGCGCTATTGATGAAACAGCCTTCGGCGGGAATGGGGGTGGTATTTCTGCTGATACATCCGCGCAGTTTGTAGTTTACGGATGCGCAGGAGGAATTGTTGCCCTGACAGCAGGGCAGACCGCCACACTTTACGCCGTCTGTTCTGAGGTAGACGCAGATGAAACTGTGCTGCCATTCTATAACGCGGACAATCCAAGCCAAACACAGGCTGGGCCGGGGAATGCTGGAACACCCTTACCTGTCACCCGTTTGGCGCAGGCGGAATTGGTTCTGGCATCTGAAGCACCCACGGTGCCGTCTGGTGGCGCAGTTGTTCCACTTTACACAGTAACGGTTCCTACTGGAGCGACAACCGCTGCTGTAGCTACGGTACGGGCTCTAACTGCATTTTATCCAACGATTCCACAGCTAGAGCGTGGTCGTTATCTGGGAACGCAGAAATTCACCAGCAGCGGCATATACACTCCAAGTAACCGCGCACGAATGGTGCGTGTTCGGATGTGCGGAGCAGGTGGCCCTGGAGGATTTGCGCAGGCAAATAGTGATACTTCTCACGTTTCAGCCGGGGGGTCAGGCGGAGCTGGTGGAGAGATTGAATTCTGGTATGACGTATCGGATGGCACAGCGCAGTCTATAACTGTGGGTGCATCTGCTGAGTCTACCAATACCAATATCCAATCGACTAGTGGCTCATCATGGTTTGGGGCCGCAGTCGAGTGTCAGGGAGGGAATGAAGGTGGTTACGGCGTAACCACATTAAGTTCCGATTTGAGCATCGGTGTTCAGGCGGGCGGTGGCCCGGTGTATATCCATGATAATACGAAAATCCTGTCAGTTGCCTATCAAAAACAGGGGCAGGGTGGCGCGGGCGGATGGGCCCTTAAAAATACCGGCTATCCGGGGATAGGAACGCCATCTGGGTTTGGGGCTGGAACCTACACAACCGATAACGGTGCAGGGACTGCTGCGTCAGGGTTCGGCGCTGGTGGGGCTGGGGCTGGTTCCAATACGTCAACGGGATACCCCGGAGGGCTTGGCTCTCAGGGCGTTGTGATTATTGAGGAATATGCCTGATGCAAAGGTATGTAGTTTACCGCACGATAGCAACTAATACGCAGCCTGTCGGCTATGTAGTCAATGCGGTTCTATGGGATGGAAAATCCTCATGGGCGCCCCCGAATGGTATGGCTGTTATTCAGAATGATATTTTGAATATTGGCGATACTTACAATTCAAATTCTTAAATTCCCCTGTTTTTTATTTTTAAGGCCGCTTTTTGCGGCCTTTTTTTATGTGAGGACTCATGGCTGACGCAGATCAATACACGCCTGTGCCGCTACGGCAGTTGGCGCCACTGGTTGCGGCATTAATTGTAAAGGCCTCTTTGGATGGCCTAGACATTGGGGCTTCGACAATTAACGGTCAGCCAATTACAGACTACTCAAAAGCTGTTGATGATGCTGTCAATCAAGTTCTGGAAAATGCTGAAAATATTAATGCCGCAGCCATTAATATTGCGGCAGATGCTGATCGCGCGAATACATCTGCATCCAGCGCTCAAACTGCGGTTGCAGGCGTAACGGCAGATGCTAACGCGGCCAAGGTGCTTCTGACAGCAGCTCTGTCCGGATCTGCGCCCCTTGAATACCGCGGCTATTGGGATGCTGCGACAAACTCCCCCGCGTTAGCCAGCGGCGCTGGGACTGAGGGCGATCTCTATATCGTTTCAGTCGCCGGGACCACAAACCTAGATGGCAATGCCGCGTGGTCAGTTGGTGATGGAGCGTGGTTTACCGGCGGCAAATGGGTGTATTTTGCCCGCGCTGGATGGGCTGCCGTAGCACAAGAAATCGTAGCTCTCAACGCGTTGGGGGTGGGCGATCACAGGCTATCTGCGGGCGGCACAGGGTTTTCGATCTGCGATAGTAACGGCAACGTTGCGTTTGAGATTGATTTTTCGGGAAATATGCTTGCCATCAACCTCGGTTTTCCGGACGGCTCTATTCTGCAAGTGGCGGAAGAACAGACTGCGCCGCTACGTCTGGTCGGCTCTGATGGCACCTATCTCGATATAGGCCTGCCAGACACAGACCCGGTTATTGTAGAGGCCGCTCCTGATCTGTGGTTAGACGCAGCGAGCGGGCTAACATGCGCTGCGTCTGGTAATGTGCAGTCGTGGAGCAGCAAAACGGAATCGCCGTGGGGTGCGACATTTGCAGCGGGCAATCCCGTTAAAATTGCAAACGCAATTGGCGAACTCCCTGCTATCCATTTTGACGGTGCATCGGCGCTCTCTCACGCCCTGCCGTTTACTCCGGGCACCGTAATCGCAGTTTACCGCAACACAACTACCGCAGGCTCAGCGCAACCTGCAATTGTTGCGTGCGACAGCGCCACCGCTGGCACTCCCGCTTACGCATTGCGTGGGTTTATCCCCATGGGCGTTGGCGGCGGTTTTGCGCGTGCGCAGGGCTATCAGGTCGGCACCAGCGTATCTGGTACCGAGTTTGCAGGGCGTGTGTCTGGCGCGTTAGGCCACTGGCAGGTTCTGGGTGCAACGTATTCTAACGACACAGTAGCCGTGGCATCCGGTAAAACACACAGCATCCCGTGCGTAAAATCCCCAACCGCTACAGTGTTGGCCCCCGGCGGAAAATCTGGGACGATTGGCGCCACGTATAATGCGTCTGGCGCTCTAACAGATTATTTTACCGGCGACCTGTGCGAGTTGCTGATCTGGCAACGCGCGTTGAGCCAGCGCGAATACAACGCTGTTGTTGATGCGTTGCAGAGCAAATACGAGTTACAGCCTGTATTTGGCCGTTTTCTCTATGGCGCATTCCAAACGACCGAAGCGGGCCTTGAATCAGGTGGTGTCGAAGGTCTGGTTATGCTCACGTCTGACAATGGCGTTGAGTGGCAGCACGTTCCGACTGAGTTGATTTTTGACAGCGCACACACAATGCGTGATCCGACAATCACGTATCACAACGGGCGTTTTTTGCTGGCCTGCACCGCTGGATCGTTTGGAAACGGGTATCAGGATCGGTTTTCCGTTTATTCGTCCACGGATGGTCGGCACTGGTCATTTGTGACTGACGTGATTTGCACGGTAGGCGGCGTTACGTCTCACCAAACATGGGCTCCGGAGTGGTTCCACAACCCGGAAGATGGCGTTTTGCGCCTTGTTGTGCATCTCGATATTGGCTCTGCCGCTAGTCAGATTTACGAAATGCACCCGACTGATGATACGTTGCTTAACTGGTCAACACCGGTTCTGATTTCGCTGTCTGGTTATGCAAACGTCATTGATAGTTTCCCTCTCTATTACAAAGATCGTTGGGTTCTGTTTTTCAAAGATGAAAGCGCCCGCCAGATCCAGATTGCCACAGCATCTGCGCCCACAGGCCCATACACAGTCCTGACAACAGGCGATTGGGCTGGATGGGGCAGCGGCGTGGAAGGCCCTAGCGTGATGCCGCTTGGGGAAGATTCTGCGGGCAACACAATGTTTAGGATTTACATCGACGCTCAGGGCGCGGGCATTTCGTACAGTGATGCTGTTGGCGCATGGCCCGATGTGCTGACGGGAAAATGGTCAGCCCCCAAACTCCTGACGGTACCGTCAAACCCGCAGCACGGCACGTGCATCCGCAATCCAATTCCAAATTTTGGAGTATAAAATGTCCGGACTTTCTCTCACTATTGCAGGTGCATCATTTGCCGGTTCAGTCGGATTTGATCCCGCAGGCGATAGCACAATCACAGACTGGTACGTGTTTGGCGATCGCTCAGGCGCAGGCAGCATCACAGGCAGCCTGACCAATCAGGCGGCTGGTGCAAAAGCGCCGACTGTTACAGGCGAGAGCAGCATTGCTGTCAACCAAAACAATATTGTTATTGATAACGTTAAATCTGAGATTGTCAGCAATCTAGCGGGTGGTCAGGATTTTACTGCGTTTGCTGTTGTAACAGCAGATTTTTTTAACGCCACAACGTCTCCAACCGCTCAGGGCAACCCGGTTACAGCAGGTATGTGCGGTGTTATCCCATTCGGTAATATTATCGGTAGCCCAACATTGCAGGGGATTGGCGTTCAGGCAAATGCACAATCTGCAAATACATTTCGTTGGGAGGGATACTCTCAGGGAGCGTATTCGGGCTGGAGCACGCTGCATCAGATTTTCACCCCTACTGCGGCACTCCCGATTTCTGAAACACCGATCTTGTTGGCGCTGACACAAACAGTCTCAACAAAAACACTCACGTTTTACGATCTGACAAATGCACCGGGCAATGCGCTGTCTGCGGGCGCTATGGGCACGGGGTATAACGTTGCCGATACAAATATCCTCGTTGGCAGCTCATACGATGCACAGAATGGAAACGCTCCATGTCTGGGTGCAAAACTCTCATTTTGGGCAGGTTTCCAGCGAGCCATGACACAGACCGAGGTGCAGGACATGGCAACAAAAATCCGCCGTGTGTTGAAACAAAACGGCCTGGTTGTCGGGTAAAACCGCAAAAAATCGAGAAAATTGAATGACGGATGAACAGAGCGCGGGCACCCCCAGCGTTGCTGATGGCGTGCACGCACGTCTGGATGATCACGAAGAACGCCTTGCCGCTGTAGAAAGGCGGCAGGACGTGACAGATGGCAAGCTGGATAGCATCAGCCGAGATATTGCGGCTGTGCGGGCAGAAGGCAATGCCCGCCAGCAAGCTACAAATGCCGGAATGGATCGGATTGGTATCCAGCTTTCTGATCTTACCCGCCAACTGGCGGCCCATACGGGTGCGCAGGAAGAGCGGAACAGACTGGCAGAAGACGGTTTGCGGCGTTGGAAAAAGTTGGCGGTTATTGTGGGGATTTTCTGCACACTTGGTGCTGCGGTTGGATCCACATTGCTCTCAGATCAGGAGGTAGCCAGCACGATCTGGGTAAAATGGCTGCACTGGCGCGAACCGTGGGATGTTCCTACCCAGCCCACACCGCAGCCGCAGGAAACGCAGTTCATTCTGCCCCCGCGTGAAATGGAGGCGACATGACCGGACTAAACCTGTCTCAGTTTAAATCCCTCATCGTGCGGCCTGCGCTTGCAGGGGCTGGGCTTGGCGGTGAGGCGGCAGTTAATTTGCTAACCGGCACCTGCCTTGTTGAGAGCGGCCTTTCTTGGCTGGAGCAAGTCAGGGGGCCTGCCCTCGGTATCGCGCAAATGGAGCCCGCAACGCATGACGACTGCTGGGTAAATTACCTGCGCTACCAACAAGATACCGCAAACCACATCCTCGCAACGTGCGGCCTCTCTGGGTTGCCTGATGCGAGCGTGATGGTCTGGAACCTGCGGTATGCCGTTTTGATGGCGCGTGTGAAATACCTGCGTGTTCCAGCGCCGCTACCTGGCGCAAACAATGCCGACGCCCTCAGCGCCTATCACAAGCAGCACTACAACACGGCGTTGGGGCAGGCCAATGCCAGTGCAAACACATCTCTATTCCAGCAGGCCATCAATGCATGATGCGGGTTCTCCTGCCTCTCATGCGCCAACTGGCATGGCGATTACTCAGAAAGGACAAATACGGTGTTTCTCACCGAAACGGAATGCGAGCGCATAGCCAAACGCACCGCAGATATCGTGCTGGCAGAACTCCGCCGCAGCATCCACCGCAGCCCAAACGGAAACCTCGTAATTGAGGTTGTGGAAGTGAACACACTGCCTGTCAGCTTGCGGGGAGGGGTGTCGCATGACTGATGCACCTGCTCCCGTAGCGCCAAAACGCTCTGCCGTTGTCGCGCAAACAGCCAAGGCCATTACGGCTGGCCTGTCCTTGCCCGCTATGGTGGCGGCACTCCCACAACCTGAAGCAACATGGGTGCTTTATGCCTGTGTTGTGTTTGCGGCAGCAGGGGCGGCAGCAACGCAGATCCCACTTCCGGCCAATCAGTCCGGCAAGCTGTGGCTGGTTTATCGGATCATCAACTTCCTTGCCCTCAACTGGAAGCAGGCCGCCAATGCTGCGATTATTTTGCGCGGAGCAGTTTCTTCCAAATCTGAACCGCCCAAGGCTGGGCCGGGTTCTGTTGTGACCATTCCGAAAGACGATACGAAATGAAAAAAGCATTCCTCGTTTTGGGGCTTTTGCCTCTTCTGGCTGCCTGTGCTGATACTTCACAGGGCAAATTACGTCAGGCTGTTTATGATGTGGACAGCGCTTATCATGTGTTGGCCAACCCTATGCCGGATGTGATGGCAGGCAAGGTTCCCGGTGTGGCATTAACCGACACGCAAAAGACTATTGCCAAGGCAGCCAGTCAGACCGTGTTTAATGAAATCCAGTCTCTGGAAACCTCTATCGAAAGCGGCAACAGCATTACGCAGACGGGCGTAAGCGCATTGCAAGCAGACTTCGCATCATTCGAAACCTGCTGGGCAGGCCTGAAAACCGGCACCACGCCGGATGCCTGCGCAGCCCTTGGTGGGAAACACTAACCATGAATGCAACAGAAATCAGCGCCATCCTTGGTGTAGTTGGTACCGTAGCTGGTCTGGCCGAAAAATACGGGCCAGAAGTTTACGAGACGGTGAAAGAGGCCATTGAGCAGTCCAAGAGCAAGACTGGCCCAACTGTAGCAGATATTCAGGCCATTTTTGCCAAGTGCAAGGCGGATAACGCGGCTATTCAGTCTGCATGATGCCAGATTTTGAATGCGGGATGATTGTTGGTGGCGGGGGAGTTTTCCTCGCCACTATCGCGCTGGCTGTGGGCTGGCGGTTGCTGGTGGTGCGGTCTGATTTTTGGGGAAGAAAGTGA